ATTTGACCGGGAGCTTGTAATATTTCTTGGGACATTATAGATTTATAGCTGCATTATAATCTGTAAGAACTCGTTCAACAATCTCTGCTTTTAATACTTTAATTAACCTATAACTTTCATTTCTTAATTCTTCTACTTCATAATTGCTTTGAAAATCCGTCCCTATTTCTGATTCTTTATATGCAATTGGCGTATTAATACCTAAATCATTAGGAGATTCTATGAGTAATCTTTTTGGATTTTTATGTGTGGAATCTTCTAGCAAAATAAAGAATGAATCAACCTGATATCCTTTTGCATTGACTGCTCTATTAGTAGTAAAGACATTTCGCTCAGAACCATATTTAGCTTCTGTTTGTTTTATAAGGTTATCTTGACTAAGTGGCCATTCAAATCTAGGATCTACAATATTATTTGTTAGTAATATTAACCAATGTAAATTTTGTGTTCCATAAAATCTAAAAGATAACTGTTCAGGAGTTTCACTCCCAAGAATTTCGTATAGTTCAAAATAGGAATTGTTATTTTGAAACTCTTTAGATAGTATTGCTCTTTTAAATATATCTTTTACTATTTGCTCTGTTTCATTATTATCTAAAGTATAGGCAATTCTTGGAAAATTCTCAAAGAAATTAGTAGCCATAATTTTTTATTCCCTCTGAAGTCATTTGTTCCAATTCTTGGAATTTAAGTGTCATACCTATTTCAACAGGTGCACCATCATTAAACGTAACAAATTGATCACCGCCATAATCTACTACCATGTCCGTTAAAGCACACCGTGCAAATTTGTGTAAATATTTGTTTTCTTTATTTTTATAAAAATATTTGATGTCAAATTCTGAGGGGTATATGTAAAATAACTTTTGTTGTGTTATTTCGGGGTGCATGTTTTCTTTAAATGTACTTATAATACTTTGTATTTTTTTAGTTTCGCTTTCAGTTTTAGGTAAAAATCTATAACTAAATTGAAATGTTCTATAATCTACAGATTCAAATAATACTTCTCTAAAAGGGTTTGTTTTTTGTCTTGAACCCAATTCTATAAGATCTGATATTACGCCGCCTCCAGATTTTAAAGATGGAATTTTTGCAAGTTCTGCTATTATTCTTGATTGTACTTCTGGGTTTGTTGCTGCAGCTGTTAGTGATTCAAATGCAGAACCTTGTAATAATAAACCGGCTAATGCACCCAAATCTTTATTAGCATAATTTACACCATATGAAACTACAGGTTTTTCCGATATGTGTAATGTTATAACATTTTTCAATCGAGATGTTGATCCGTTGCTAAATAAAGGTAAGCTCGCAATAGATTCCTTGCTAAGACTAACCCCGAGGGTAGCAGCTGCAGTTGTTAACAATACTGCAGGAATATTTTTTATTTTTACTCCCATTCCTATAGCAGTTGCTGTAGCCGCCACGGGAACAAGATATTCTAAATTATCATATATCGTTTTGCCTGTTGCTGCGATAGCATCTTGAGTAACTTTAGTGCCAGAATTATTTAACTGGTTTACTATTTTTTGTTGATCTTCACTTAAATAATGTTCCGCCGGATTATTCGGATTCTGTATTCCGTTACTGGCCTTATCTCTAGTATTAATATAGAACGCAACATAATTCTGTAAGTCTTCTTTTACTCTCAATCCATCCGGATATTCCATGGCTTTTACGTTATAATCAGAAAGATTTTGATTCTTCCATCTTTTAACTAGAGCTTCCGCTTCTTGACTGCTGTTTATTGGCATATATTTCTATATAAATATTGTTGGATCATTATTATTTATATTAAATGTTATACACCAAAACCTATAAGGGCAAGTTTAGAACCAAGAATCCTTCGAAATACAAGGGTGACGTGAATAATATTGTATATCGTTCCTTATGGGAATTGCGCTTTATGAAATGGTGCGATTCTAATACTTCTGTGCAGGAATGGGGGTCTGAAACAGTAATCGTACCCTATATTTCTCCGCTGGATAAAAAGGTACACCGATACTTTGTAGACTTTTATATTAAAGTTATGGATAAAAATGGCGGGTTACAGAAGTATCTGATAGAAATAAAACCCGAGAGATTTACTAAACCACCTACAATTCCTGCAAGGAAAACAAAGGCATTTATAGATGAAGTCTTTCAGTATGGAGTAAATGAAGCTAAATGGAAAGCAGCATTTGAATTTTGTCAGGATAGGAATATGAAATTTATGGTATTAACCGAAAAAGATTTAGGACTAATAAATGGCTGATAACGTATTTCAAACTGTTAGTATGAAAGCAGGTGATGCCCAGAAGTCATACTATTGGTATAGAGAACAAGTTAAGAATCTTGGTTCTAACTTATCCGGTACCCAATTATTAAGAAATGAAAAATTAACTTCAAGAATACGCCCAGGCGAAATGTACTTGTTTATGTATGATCCTAAACTTAAAAAGACTTTGCCGTATTATGATGCGGTTCCTTTAGTATTACCCTTTCAGATTGTTAAAGATGGTTTTTTAGGTATTAATCTTCACTACTTACCGTATCTAGCTAGATTTAATTTATTAGGTGAATTAAATAAATTGACATTAGATAAAAGAATAAATGAGAATACTAGAATACAAATATCTTGGCAAATATTAAATAGTTCATCCAAGTACTTAGCAGCAACTGCGTGTGTTAAACATTACTTAAGTTCCCACCTAAGATCAAGATTTTTAAAAATAAATTATACAGATTGGATCACTGCATCTATGTTACCCGTCGAAAGATTTAAATCTGATTCAGGAAACGATCCGTCAAAAGCTAAAGTTTGGCGTGACACCTCAAAGAAAATATAGGTAAACCATGACATCACCATTAGAACGATTTATAAGTCAAGTAAATAATCTTGGTTTAGCAAAAACTAATTCATTTAATGTAGAAATATTTACTCCGCCTTGTATACAAGATGTACCAGGCACAAGAAAAATGCCATCTTTATTAACATTATTTTGTCAGAATGCTTCGTTTCCTGCAACTAATATAGGAGTTCGCGATTTAAAAATCACTGGACCAACTTATAAAAGACCATATAGTATAGATTATGGCGGAGAAGGAATCCAATTGACTTTTCTAGTAGATAGACAAATGAATATTAAATCTTATTTTGATTTGTGGATGAATAAAATAATTAATCCCTTTGAATTTACTGCATACTATGATGAAAAAGGAACTAAGTATACCACAGATATCTTTATAAGACAAGTAACACAAACTACTCCTCCTCCCGTGGGATACGAGAATTTAGAAGGCGTTGTAGATGAGGACGAGACATATTTTGTAAAACTTTTAGATGCCTTTCCTAGAAATATAGGTCTAATTGAGTTGGATACTACCGCACAAAATTCTGTACATAAATTAACTGTAAATTTTGCTTACAGGCAAGTTAGATTTCAAGGAGACATTTACCAGGAAGGTAGTTGGTTACTTACAGAGAGTCCGCAATAATAAAGGAACATTATGGCTTTACCAAAATTAGAAACCCCAATTTATGAATTGAATTTACCCTCAACCGGAGAGAAAATAACATTCAGACCATTTCTTGTAAAAGAATATAAAATATTATTAACAACGTTGGATGCAGAAAATTCTGAGATTAATCGTGTTGTTACACAACTAGTTGATGCATGTACATTTAACAAATTAAAAATCGATACACTTGCAAATTTTGATATAGAATATATCTTTTTAAATATGCGAGCAAAATCAATAGGTGAAATAACAAATCTATTATTAAATTGCAATAATTGTGATAATCAAATATCATTGGATTTAGATTTGACAAAAGCAACTGTAGAAAAATCTCCAGAACATTCTTCTAAGATTAATCTAACAGACAATATTATTCTGGAAATGAGATATCCTAAGTTTAACGAAATGATTGATATCTATCAAAATTTTAAATCGGATAGGATAGTAGAATTACTAAGTACTTGTATAAAAGCAGTGTATACTGAAGATAAAATATATGACGATTATACTGCAGAAGAATTATTAGAATTCGTTAATTCTTTTTCTAAAAATCAATTTGAGATGATTGAAACCTTCTTTTTAACTATGCCTAAATTGGTACAACGTATAGAACAAGATTGTGATAAATGCGGAGCACATAATACAATGACTCTGGAGGGTCTGCAAAATTTTTTCGTCTGACCCTTTCCCATGAGGGCCTTTTAAACTATTTTACGTTAAATTCTACTCTGATAACTAAATATAATTATTCTCTTACAGAAATAGAAAATATGATACCATGGGAAAGAGATACTTATATATCATTAATTATTACGCAGATCAATGAAGAAAATGAGAAAATAAAACAAAAGAATTTCAGGAATAATCAATAATGTTACCAACAAATCCCCAATCTCTAACTGCTGCGGATAGGTCTGTTTTAGATAATCTAAAACAACAAGGCGAGCAAATAAATCGCCAGACTAGAGTCTTAGAAACTTTAATAGATAAAGTAACAAGACAGATGAGATCTGACGAAAGATTAGAAAAAGGAAGTAAAAAAGACAAGACAGAAATTAAAGGTGACACCAGAGTAAAAGATGTTCCAGGTGTAGCATTTGATAAGTTTTCAGATAGTTTAAACGAATTTATTACGGGTATGTTCAAAGAAAATAAAGCAAAACCTATAGATAAATCCAAAGAACCATCATTAAATAATAAAGATAAAACATCAAAAGATGAAAAAGACGTATTAAAAAATATACTGAATAATATGGTAACAACATCTAAGTATCAGGAACAGATGTTAGAGCATACAAAAGCATTACAATCTATTGCCGACAAAACATTTGTTAGTATAAATGATTTAAAAGATAATCTTCAAAATGCAGAACAACCTGAAAATAATACTACAATAGAAGATACTGAAAAGCCAAAAGCAGATAAAAAAGAAAACAATAATAAAAAGTTAAAAATTGACTCCGACAAATTAAAACCTACACTAATGGCATCAAACGATACTGCATTTGCTGCAGCAAATGATGAGACTAAATTTACTGAGAAAAAATTACCTGATTCTATAGGTGTATCTGTAGGAAAAAATTTAAAACCGCAATTTGACGTATTAGGAAAAACTCTAAAGGATAGTTTAGCAGAGGGATTTGATCAATTAGATGAATCTATTTCTAATTTAAAGGGTATTG